AGTTATCATCCTGTAAAATAGGTTTTATATAATTTTGAAATACACTGGCTGCTGACTCTCCAGCTGAACTTGTTTGCGGCTCTAAATCATTAGCTTTAGCCAATGTTCCGTCCTTACCAAATACATCTAAACTTGAATATGCTCCAGTTGGGTCTGTAAAGTCAACGTACCTACTATGTCCTGCGAATGTTCTGTTTACACTTTTAATTTTTTTAACACCACCCACTTGTGATTGTAAGATGCTATTATAGTCCTGTGAGGTAATTAGCCTATCTTGTGATGCATAGGCTTTAGGTGCGTTTTCTTTAATACTATCTAGGGTTTCGCTACTACTTGCTGTACTAATACTACGTTTAAGCTGTACAGTCATGACTGCATTGTATGTGTTACCATCTATACCAACATAGTTAATAGATAGCTTTTTGTTTACAAGATCGTCTGGTCTTACAGTATATGTGCTATTTTCACTTACACGATACCAAACTCGTGTATTGCCAACTGGTAAACTACCAAATAGTTTATCAGGAAATCTAATGCTAACTCTGTTATTTGTTCTTGTTTTAACACTGAAAATATCTCTAACGCCGCCTGCAAAGCTATTATAAATTACATTTTCACTATTGGTATCTAAAACTTTATTCCAACTTTTCACAACATTTCCTGATGTGTCGATAGTCTGTACCCAAACATCGCTGTTGTTAATATTGTCTGTGTCAATATCTAATGTTAAATTATCTATTGGGTTCTCAATATTAAAATCGTCAAATTGTAGTGTGCCTTGTTTTACACCTACAAAAAACCCTGTATCATTACTTGAAAGGCCTTTGCCATCATTTTTATAATATATACCAAAACTACTCTGTGGGTCTGGAGATTTCTCTACAATTGTTTGTGAAGTTGTGTCATAGTCAACACTTATTAAGTTATAGCTTACTTGGTTACCATCTGCAAATCCACTGATATCAAATCTAATTTGGCTGGCAGTATTATTTAAATCATAAAATTGTGTTGATACGCCATCTAGCATTACTTGTTTCTTTGGACTACCAAAGTTGTTGCTAGTTTGGAATACTGCATTCATTACTGTAATAAAGTTGTCTATATTGTTTACATCAGTTGTGGTTTCAAATCTAATATCTTGTCCACCCAAACTTGTACCTTCACTACCAATAACTGCTTCGTTAGTTTTAACACTTACTACTTTCATTTCTCCAAACGCTGGCACATTGCGTCGAGGACTGTATCCTAAAAACTCTGCAAGTTTAAAAACACTCTCTTGTTTTGTTGCAGTACTTAGAAAGTTATTGCGTGTATTTAAGTCAACTCTGTATGCTAAGTTATGTCCAAATTGTGCAACTACGTCAAGTAGTGCTACAAATTCAGCCGATTCAATCCAGTCATTATAGTTTTCTGGATAGGTGTTGCGTACATACTCAACCATAGTAGTTCTAATTGTATCATAGTCAAATGCTTGAAAGTTTGCATTGATATATGATTCATAAACAACTGTATAATCTTCTGCCGCGAACAATTTATTCTGTCTTTTATTTTGTGCCATTTTTTAAAACTCTATATCTTGTTCGAAATCTCTATCGAATTTAACTTGCAACTCAGTTGCAGTTGTTGTTGGTAAATAAATTAACTGCACAATTATTGTAATTGCTTGTGCATCTGATTGTACATTTACCTTACTGCTATTCAACTCAAACCTAGGATCGTTGGATACTATTGTTAATACTTCTGTATTAATTAAATCAATAGTAGATTCGTCTAAAGGTTGAAATACATAAAAAGGCAAGTCGCTACCAAAGTCTGGATTGGTCCACTTTTCTCCTTTTCTAATATGAAAATGATTGATTAAATCTTGCTTCGCTAAATCTAAATTAGTTAGCGTAGTGCTTGTAAAATCGTTCAGAGTTGTTGTATAGCCTGTTATTTTAGTCATATTAATATTTATGCTAATAATTAACTACTAGGTTTATACTGTGATTTTTGTATTTTGTATGGTAAGTTTGTCTTCTGGCCACATGATATAGTCTTGCCAGGAAGCGTCTGGAATAGTAGTATGATAGTTTCTACTTGCAAAATTAAGCTGGTGCCAACTAGGACGTTTTGGATCCTGTAATGGCTTAACAATTTTATCGTTCTTCTTTACATTACATGGCCCGCATGCCGCTACACTATTTTCCCAAGTGAGTTTGCCACCTTTGCTTTTTGGTATAACATGATCAATAGTTAAATCTGAATAGCTAAATTTGTTTCCACAATATTGGCAATTATAGTTGTCTCTGATATATAAATTTTTTCTTGTATACTTTGCTCGCAACGGAGGCCTGTGATAGCTGTTTAACATTACAATACTTGGTAATGGAATACTTATAGTTGTACTATTTAAAAATACATTATTATAATTTTTGACTACAAAGACTTTATCGCTATACAGGGCTTTAACAGCATTTTGCCAGCTAATTGTACTCAGGGGAAGTAAACTTAATGGTTGGGCATCTGCGTTTAGTAAGAGTACACTGGCTTGCATTTTATTTCCTATTTGAGTAAATTGGCCAAGAGTCGCTTTCTAGATTCGCTCATGTTGGGGAGGAATCGCTGTGTTTCCGCAAAGTACACATACTCTGCTTGGGCTTTGGCTTTTTCGTTTATAAACCTATTTGGATATCGTTTAACTAATTCCTGTAGGCTTTGTTCTTTAATTAAATTTCTTGCTTTAGGTAAACCATAGTCTGCTAACATAATAATTTTACCTTCGCTTTGTCTTAATGGCCGTTGGTTACCACCTGCAATAGTTAATGCAGTACTGATGTACTCCCACTTTCTATTCTCTATATACTCTCTTAATTGAAATTTTCGAGTGTCTGTACCAACACTATAAAAATCTCCAGTAAGATAGAATAAGCTCAACAATCCGTCATATTGACTTTGTGACAGAGTGTCAAGCGTCATTTGCTTCTTAAATTTTCGTTCCTTGTCTTTAAAGTCTGCTATCCATAAATTGAATGCATCTGCTTCAGTAAGACCAGGAGACTCCTGATTACCCTTAAGATTATAACCTATTTTTAATTTATTGTCAACATCATTATAACAATAACCTGTCCATTTTATATTGCGCAATAAAAAATTAATTATATCGTCACTTGCTTCCAAGTCTTGCAAAAGGATAAGTGTAGATGCCACAGTAGAGTTTTTAACTGGAAATAAATCCCAAGTAATCAAGTCTTTACTAGTTATAACATTAGGTAATTTGAAAGATGGCATTATCCAGTATTTCCTTTTCCTGTTGTAAATGATTCTTGTACACTACTATTTCCTAACCAAGGCTGATGCTCTGGCACACGACTTGCGATACTAGAAGTTATATTACTGTTTACAGTCTGTGCTTGTACTTCAGGTTTAGATGCAGAGCTTGCAGGAGGACCGTTTAAGTCAATACGCCCACCAGTTGCTTTTATATAACCGCTTGATGCATTTATTTCATATTGTGATGTTTCGCTTCTGATTGCAAGGGCACTGTGTATATCTATACTACTAGCACTAGATTGTATTTTTATACCTTCATTTCCTGTACTTTTAATATTAACACCTTGGTCAGCTTGCATATTGATATGTCCTTTTGCATGTACATTATAATCGCCTTCAGTACTGATACTAACACCAGCCTTACTGTACATATCTATTCTGCCTTCACTGTCTATTTCTATCCAAGAGCTACCATTTTGGTTTATTATATTAATAAAACCATGTGTATCGTCTAAAAGTATTTGAGCACCTTGTTTTGTTTTTATTCTTATATTTCTACTAGGTCCATCTTCTTGACCGTCATCTAATGATATTACATGCCCTTCTCTGGTTGTCATACCAAACACACGGCTAGGAGTTTCTCGTCTAGCACTACTCATACTATGTCCTCTTACATAATCTTCGTCAGTACCTTTCTCTGTTAAAACATCCATTGCTTCGTTATCTGAAGGCCTGGTGTCATTATCATTTCTATCATACGGATTCTTTTCACTTGATGGAGACAATATAGTTTTTTCTTCTTTATATGCTTGGCTACTTGCGTTGCCTCCCATCATAGCATTTCTATCTTTAGATATAAGACTTCCTATATACACACCTTGTTCCATACCAGCAGTGAATAATACAACTACATTTGTGTTTATTGCTGGAGGTTGTGACCACATTCCGTAGCTCTTAGGGCTACCATTTCCTGTTTGTCCTTCTTCTTCTCCAAACTTCTTTTCGTCTTCACTACTAGCAACAACGTCAGTGTGGCCACCAAATGGAGTACACAATAGACATATTCTTTCTGTTGCTTTGCCACTAAAATCACTAATACGAACAGTAACTCTACCAGTATGCAAACTATCATTATTTTTTATCACTTGTCCAATATACATCCCACTGAGGTCGTTAATATTGTATTTGCTATCCTGTTTGCCTCTTCCAGCAACATTGTAGCCTTGTGTTTTGATACTTGATCCTGACATTATTCTATCCTTATATTAACTAAAGCATCGAGCGTTAGGAACGAATTTGTATTTCTATCTTTATATGCATCTAGTGTTTGAGTAAACTGTCCTTGTTGGAACTTGCTTTCAATTGTAACAACTTTATATATACCAGTACTAATTAAATCAACAGGTCCTCTATTTTGGTCTATTAGCAAATCTTTTTCGTTTGCTTGATAATTTAAAAATCCTATCATTGCATTTGTGCCTTTAAAGTTTGCTACTGATAGTTTATTGCCACTTCTCACACTATCAGGAGTACCCATCCAAAAAGGATCTCCTTTAATTTCCAATACAATTTGTTGTGCATCATTTTCTCGTCTTGCCATTTGTCCAGCAACAGAGCTTGCAATTCTATCTGTTTCTGTCAATGTTTCATTAACTTGTTGTGAATTAGGGCTACCTGGTATTCTATCATACACAACACTTTCATTAACATTTATTTTTGGTAATTCAACATCACTTAGGAAAAATTCTCCCGTAAGTTGCTGTTGTTGCTCTCTTGTTTTAAGCGTAACACCTTTTCTATCTGTAGTTATTTGAATAGCATTTGTGGGTGTAAATTGTTGATTATTATCAGCATAATATATACCAGCAGCAGGCGCCTGTGCTACTGTAAATAACTGTTGTATGTCTAATTGGAAATCTAATATTTCAGTATTTTCTCCAGTATATAGGTAGTTGTATTTTTTTACTATAGGCAACGCTTCAAATCGCTGTCTTTGAATTGGTTGATTTGTTTGTAGTTGTTCTTGTTCATCTGCCAATTCTTTTGGAACTGTAAAATCTTCTCCCAAATGTATAGTCACAATAATTTTAGTACGTTGTGTATTTAAGGTACTATCTTCATCATTAAATAATTCTTCTGATACAGTTGTATAAACATAAGGCACAACAAAACTATTTTTTCTTGCATCTTGTACATATGTACTAAAACTTGGTACGTTTTTTTCAATAAGGCTAGTAACTTTTGCAGTTAGTTGTGTTTCACTGTTTACTGTTATGTCTCTTGTATTGACGTCTTCCATAGTGGTACTTTGTCCTGATGAGGTTTGGCTATCAGCAGTACCAGCCCAAGGAGCGGCTTTTAAATCAAATCTTTTTGTTCTAGTTACACTGTCAACTTCTATACTTGTGCTTGGTGCAAATTCAACAACATACTCTTTATTTGGTTTAAATCCGCTTGCTTGCTCTTCAGGCCTCAATAGGTTGAACTCAGCTTCATTAAGTGTATCTTGTAAACGTTGCCCAAAGTTTTGAACATTAGTAACTTCGCTTATATTAATGTCAGTTTTTGTTACTGTACTTGTTTGTGCAGATTTAATAATACTTTGCGCTACTATAAAGTATTTTGCGCCCGCTGGTCCTAGACTTGCTTTCATTTGTCCTATACGTAACTGGTATAGAAAAATACCATCATATTTTTTACTTGCACCAGTTTCACTGTCTCTGCCTACAAATTCTAATTTAAGAACATATGCTTGGCTAGGAAAGTTACTGGGTCTACCCATTCTTCTACCTACACTTAAAACTCTATCTAATAAACTAAATCCCAAAGGTTCATATATTTCAAACACAAACCCAGTAGGCGTACTATTACCTCCAGTTGTACCTGGATTAATTGTACTTTGAATAATTACATTCTCTATACTATATGCGCCAGTTACACCACTTTCAGCAATCACTACTGCCTTGCCTGCTTGTAAGGAGGCAGTGTCATTTACTGCTAATGGTTTGGGGTCATTATATAGATCATTATCAACAATATAAAATGTAAATTTATATGTACCTAAATCTACTGTGCTGATCCAATTATCAGTTACTGTTTTGGTCATTTTATGTAAACCTTGTTGGAACTTTAATTTTTAATCCTGATACAAAATCAATAATAGGGTCGTTCAACATGTCAGGGTTGAACTGTGCAAATACCCACCAAAGTTTAGCATTGCCATAAAGTTCGTGTGCCAGTACGTCTGGTCTATTATTATGCTTTGATGTAAGAACATAGTCTACAGTAGAAGTATTTTCTAAATCTAAACTACCAGGCTCGTATACATCCAAATACTTATTGTTTACAATGCCTGTATTTCTGTAAACACTATCTGTTCTATAACTAGTCATTAGATATATCCTTTATCAATTAGTGATCCACCTGAAGCAAAGTTTTTAATGTTGAATTCTTTACGCACACTACTTGGTGGTAATTGTACACCTAAATCTATAGACAATAATAATTGTGTAGGTATGGTAACAGTACTACCAGGTTCAAAATCTGCTCCTGCATTTAAAATTGTTGTATCTTCAATTTGAGGACCACTTTCAATATCTGATTCAGATACCATTACATAATCAACATCTTCTGTTAATGTGTATGAAACGCTTTTTACTACTACTGGTGTATTTTTTGCATGTACTGCGCCGTATCCACTAAAACTAAGAATAGGTGGAGGTGTTCCAGCAGTAGCTCTTCTTTGTTGTCCAAAATCTGACTTTACACACGTTTTTAAAAAATGTATAGCAGCAATTGTATATTTTGCTTCTTCTAAATTATTACTTGTAAATAATGCAGTGATGTTAATCTGAGGAGTTGGGGTGTTTACATAATAATTAGGAGCATACATACCATGTGTTATATCGAAAGCACCATAATTTGCACTGTGCGACATCTGTATTGTAGGTGTGTAAGGAAAAACTATACCCCCATTATTGGATCCTTGTCCAGAACGTAAAGGTGCTAACATACCACTAAAGTCAAAAGGGTTTCCTGGTTTTGTTACCAGCTTTACAAATTGATCTTGTGCTACTCCACCACTCATGTAAGTCTATCCTCGATAAATTTAAATATCTTCTCATCAAACTTTCCAAAGAACTTAGCAAACATTTTTTGTTTTTCCTCTGGAGATGCGTTACTTGCCATTGTTTCACGGAAATCACTTGCACTCATGCCACCTTGCATAAGTGGTGCTTCATAATAATATATCATTTCAGCAGCTGGTTTCATTTCATCCATGTTATCTGGCAATGGTTGTACTTTATCTGATCCGCCTAAACGCCCTGCGTCTTTGGCACCAAATACCAATACAAGTCTTGTATTGTTGTTATCTCTGCCTACTGTAGATGGTTCACTTCTGTATGGATTGGTATTTACAATCTTATCTGATGGTATACCAAACATTGTAGACATAATGCTTTTCTTTTCGTCAAATGTAAATGGATCATCGCTATAGTTGCCAGCCGCATGCATCTTTGTTGCTTTCTGACTAAAAGTCGTAGCAATAAATACATTTGAAGCACCGAACTTGCCTACTAGATGTTTATATACATCTCGGTGTCCTTGGTGCATAGGTTGAAAGCGACCTCCAAAAAATACTACAACATTTGCAACATTTTCAGTTATTTTAATAATTTCATTAATAAGCATGACTATTCTCCAATAGTATTTATACTATTGAAATATCGATTGACATCGCACAAGGCCGCATATACAATGCTTATAACTAGGAGAAAATTATGGCTAGAGCCCCTAAACAATTTTATTTAACAAACAAAGACTTATTGAAAGAAATACACAAATCTAAAATGTCCTATTGTTGGGTCAAAGATGAAGAAAGCGAAGGCTTATTTGATGCAATTGTAGAGAGTTTAGATGATATTGATGACGAAATCATTGATCTTGCTAGACAAACACGTGCAACTAGGATGCAACGCTTTGCTCATGAGGCAGAAGTTAAACGGTGGGAAAAGGGATTAACAGGCAAAAAGACAAAGCCTAAAGCTGCAGATTTTGCAGTAGATGTAGATACAATTCCAAAAACAGATGTGGTTATTCGTGTAATGACTTTTGATCATGTTCCTAAAGAGAACAGAAAAAATAAACCAAAAACAGAAGCAGATTATCATGCTAAGTGTAATTTTCCTCCTTTTAAACATTATAATCTTAAAGAAGATAATTCCTGGGAAGAGGTTGCACGAAGTCATTGGGAAGGTAGTTTAGGTAATGGAGCATTTAGTGTTACACATGGTACTACCAATAATCGTTTAGCAAGTATGTATATGAAATTGTGTGAACGATATAGTATGCGTGGTAACTGGCGTGGCTATACATATGTAGATGAGATGCGTGGACAGGCGTTATTGCAGTTGACACAAATAGGTTTACAATTTAATGAAGCAAAGAGTGCTAATCCGTTTGCATACTATACTGCTGCAATCAATAATAGTTTTACAAGAGTACTTAATTTAGAAAAACGTAGCCAGGAAATTAGAGATGACTTATTAGAAGAAGAAGGTCTAAATCCAAGTAGCACAAGATTGTTTAATGCAGAATGGGAAAGTGCTCAAGAAATAATCAACAAAAAAACAAAAGAATCGAAAGAATCTGAATCCACAACATCAAAGCAAGAAGCAGGAGAATAAATGTTTTTTGACAAGGCTGTTATCTTTACCGATATCCACTTCGGTATGAAGAATAACTCACGAACTCACAACATTGATTGTGAAAACTTTATCATATGGATGATTGAACAGGCGCATCAAAGAGGAATTAAAAAATGTTTCTTTTTGGGCGACTGGCATCACAATCGTGCAAGTATTAATGTTAGTACACTCAATTATACGCATAGTAATCTCGAAAGGTTAAATGATAACTTTGACGAGGTAATTATGATTACAGGCAATCATGACTTGTATTATCGTGAGAAGAGAGAAATACACAGTGTACCTATGGTAGCAAACTATAATAAAATTAGAATGATTAATGATGGTACATTTATTGAAGATGGTGTGGCATTTGTTCCATGGCTTGTAGATGACGAATGGAGAAAGCTAAAAGAGATTGACTGCAAATTTATGTTTGGTCATTTTGAGCTTCCTAGTTTCTATATGAACGCACTTGTGCAGATGCCAGATCATGGGCAACTAAGTGCTGAAGATTTAAAGAAGCCTGATAAGGTTTTTAGTGGGCATTTTCATAAAAGACAAGAAAGAGGCAATGTAGTTTATACTGGCAATGCATTTCCACATAACTTTTCAGATGCATGGGATGATGACCGTGGTATGATGATTTTAGATTGGGATGGAACTATGGAGTACATACAATGGCCTGATGCTCCAAAATATCGAACAATACCATTGAGCAAATTAATTGATAGCCCTGGTGATTATTTGGCAGATAATACATATTGTCGTGTAAGTTTGGACTGTGGCATTACATACGAGGAAGCAAACTTTGTAAAAGAAACATTTGCACAACAATATAATTTGAGAGAGATTTCTCTTATTCCAAGTAAAAAAGAAGAACACACAAATGATTGGCAACAAGGTGTTGACATTCAAGTAGAAAATGTTGATAGTATAGTACTAAGCCAAATACAATCAATAGAAAGCGAAAATATCAAAAAAGAAGTTTTGGTAGACATTTATAGAGGACTAAGTCATTAATGTTAACAATTAAAAACATAACAGTAAAAAACTTTATGAGTGTTGGAAATGTAACACAAGCGGTACACTTTGACAATGCAGGACTTACTCTTGTTTTAGGAAATAACCTAGACTTGGGCGGTGATGGTTCACGTAATGGCACTGGTAAAACTACAATTGTAAATGCACTTAGCTTTGGATTATTTGGTAATGCACTTTATAATATTAAAAAGGACAACCTTGTTAATAAAACTAACAATAAACAAATGTTAGTTACTGTTGATTTTGAAAGAGATGGTGTACAATATCGTATTGAGCGTGGACGTAAGCCTAATATTTTTAAGTTTTTAGTTAATGAGGTTGATAGTCTTGAAAGCATTACAGATGAGATGCAAGGCGAAGGACGTATGAGCCAACATGCTATTGAGCGTGTTCTTGGAATGAGTCATACAATGTTTAAGCATGTTTGTGCATTAAATACATATACTGAACCTTTTCTTAGTATGCGAGCTAACGATCAAAGAGAACTAATTGAACAACTATTGGGTATTACACAGCTTAGTGAAAAGGCTGATGTACTTAAAGATCTTGTTCGTATAAGTAAAGATAGCATACAAGAAGAAACATACCGTATAAGAGGTATAGAAGAAGCCAACGAAAGAATTGGTAAAAGTATTTCTGATCTAGAACGCAGACAACGTGTATGGGTACAAAAAAGACAAGAAAGAATTAATGAGTTTGCTAGTGAGCTACGTGCTTTGGAACATATAGACATTGATGCTGAATTACAAGCACATGTGGACTTTGCTGCTTTTAACGAAAAAAAGACAAGACTTGATGAAGCTAATCGGTGGATTGCTAGTTTGGATGCAGACAACAACAAACAACAAAAGCTAATAACTAAACTAGATAAAGAAACAAAATTACTTCAAGAACACAAATGTCATGCATGTGGACAAGATTTACATGATGATAAGCAACAAGACATTCTAAATAGTAAAAATGAACAACGAGAAGAAGCAAGCACACATATTTGGGATAATGGATTAAAACAAAAAGAATATAAAGACACTATAGCAGAAATTGGTGACTTGGGTGTTTCCCCAACAATACAATATAATACTGTGCAAGAAGCATTTGAACATCAGAATAAAATACAACAAATGCAAACTGCACTAACTAATGCGGAACAAGAAACAGATCCATATACAGAGCAAATTGAAAGTTTGAATGAAACAGGATTGCAAGAATTGGACTGGTCAGAAGTTAATAGAATTACTGAACTAAAAGAGCATCAGGACTTTTTATTGAAACTATTAACTAACAAAGATAGCTTTATTCGTAAAAAGATTATTGAACAAAACTTGCAGTTTTTAAACACACGATTAGAATATTATATTACACGTTTAGGTTTACCACACGAAGTACAATTCCAAAGTGACCTAACTGTAACTATTACACAACTTGGACAAGACTTAGATTTTGACAACCTATCACGTGGTGAGCGCAATAGACTAATACTAGGACTTAGTTGGAGTTTTCGCGATGTATTTGAAAGCATGAATCATCCTATTAACTTAGTTTGTATTGACGAACTTGTTGATAGTGGTATGGATACAGTTGGTGTGGAAAGTGCATTAAGTGTTCTTAAGAAGCAAGAGCGTGAGCGAGGTAAGAATATTTTACTAATTAGTCACAGAGATGAATTAGTAGGACGAGTGAATAACATTTTACAAGTAACAAAAGAAAATGGATTTACTACGTTTAATACAGAAGTAGAAATTGTGGATGTCTAACGAAGAAGATTTATCTAAAAATTGGAGCAAAATTATTGAAAAAGTAATGTATCCAAAAAAACAAATTGCAGATACACAACATGAATTATTTGCATCCAAATTTAAACATATAGACATTACAAAATTAGGCATTGACATAATGCAGAAAATACAGTATAAACAAGATGAGTAGTAAAAGTAAAAATAAAGGAAAAGGTTTTGAACGTGAAGTATGTAAAATACTTTCAGAAATCTATCAAGACAACTTCGAACGTGTCCCACACAGTGGAGCGTTTGTAGGCGGCATTAATGCCGCTCGTAAGAGTACACTTACGGAAAATCAAATCAAGGCATTTAAAGGAGATATAATTCCTCCTGATAACTGGAATTATTTTAACTGTGAGTGTAAAAACTATGCAGACTTTCCTTTCCATCAACTATTACAGGAAAAACCAATACCAATTTTAGAACAATGGCTCGAACAAACACTAGACGCACATGATGAAAACGACTTAGACATATTGTTTATGAAGTTTAATCGCAAAGGCATTTACATAGCATTTCCTTCGATATTGGATAGATTTTTATTCACTTCTCGAAGAGTAAATTATGGATCAAAAAAATATGGATCATGGACAATTACATTTTGGGATGATTTTAAGGCTAATACAGAAAATACTGAAACACTAGAGACTTTTGCCATTAATGGCGCTAATATAGACCCTAGATAACTAACACAACTCTAATACAATTCTAATAAAGGCATCATGGCTTTGATTGGTCGGGATTAGCTCGACTCACCTTGAGGTTACGTTAACTCGTGACCAGAAACTGGTGTGCCTTGGTCAATGCGCTGGTTTGACCAACCAAAAACGAGTAAGCTCTCCTGTCCAATTGGAACTTACGGATAGCTATATGTTGTTTGTTGTAACATATGGTGTTTCTGCGTTATTAAGCATTATGTAATAGAGGTACAGCATAACCGCCTCCCCTGAGCGTTAATTTAGGTTTAATACAACAATGTGAGTGAGGCTGACGGTGATGTCAGGTTTTTTTTCATGCTTGGCCTTCTTCAGGCTAAGTGTGAATAAAACTTCATGTGATATAGTATCATAAATATTATTATAGAAAAAATTCTTAATGATAATTATAATTTTCGATATTTCCTAAAGTAACAGCGAATAAAGCGATAGCTTTATGAAGCTGAAAATGCCGTAGGCATTTAATAGGATATATAATATAATCTTAGATATATGGATACCTGTGAATGAATTTCCAAGAGTTTCAAGATAAATTTCTTGAATGGACTGAAGAAGAAATCGAAGCTAAAAAATTGGATGGATTTCCCATTTGTCCTTTTGCTAGAAAAGCTAGATTACAAAACAAAATACAATTTATAGATGCTAGAGATAATCTAGCTTCAAGTTATGATACGTTTGATAAGGAAACTTATGAAATAGGTATTGCTTGGGTAGATGGTTGTGACATGTCAGAAGTAGAGAAAATTATAGAACTTCAGGCAACAAAGGATACTGACTTGTTGTATTTTACCAGTACAACAACAAGTGGCCACTTTACTAAGAACTTCACTAATTGTGTTTTTATTCAGTTACGTGGAGATTTGGAAGAAAAAAGAAAATATTTACACACAACCAAATATTATGACAGTTGGCCATTAGATTATTATAAAATGATCACTTCTGTTTAATAGCGTTATTTCTTTCTTCAGCCATATGGTTCATTCTTTCTACCAATAACATAACACTGTCTATTGGCATTGTCATAACATCTTGATATGATACAGCCCCATTGCTGTGCAATACAATATCAAGATAATCAGATTCTGTCTTCTTAGCGTCTTTATTATATCTTTCGACTATGTCTAATATTTCTTGGGGCTGACGAGAAGCTATCAGCCCTCGAAAAAATTTGCAATATCCAGATCTACCGTAGTTTGCCATTCATGCTGACAACTTTGGCACTGTGCGTTAAATTTTGTATCGATAACATTTTCACTTAATGCTTCAATACATTGTTTGATTTGGTCATAATCTTTCTTTGTAATACTCTGTAACCATTCTAAAATAATTTTAACTTGGTCACTTTCAAACACTTCATTATCTGGTGTTTGAACTTTTTGTATACAGTTAGCGATTAATCCCACTGTTAAGTCTGCTATTTCTACAAATGTTTTACCAAACTGAGCTTCTCTCTCTTCATCTGATAAATTTGCATCACTGAGACTTTCAATTAATTTTTGTTGTTTAATTGTCTGCACCTGCAATAATGTTCTGTCACGCAAACTATAAGGCTTACAAAAAACTTTAAAGTTGCTTTCTAGTTTTACATCCTCTGGTGCTTGCTGGTTAGATCCTGTACCAAGCAACATACTTCCATCAATTTGTAGTTGATTCATATGTTCACAAGCAGGACATTTTATGTCTAGATCTATTTTATTGCCGTAACTGGCTTGTCGTATGCCTATTAAAATACTAAGTAAATCATTCACAGGTATTTCATTTGGATCTTCAATATCTGGCACACAACTTTTAATTAAACTTATTGTGGCTTCACCATTAAACAAAGCATCTGGATTTTTTGTAACTAATTCGTCTCTGGCAGTCATAGGAAAGATAGCCAGTTCGTTATCAACGCTAAGTTTAGGCTTGGTTGTATAATACTTACCTTCACTAGGTAATGCAATATATAATGCAGGTTTTCTATAAGCTGCAATTAATGGGTTGTTCATTATATTCTCCGCGATAAATACGTTAAGTACAATAGTATTTATCTGGATTAAAACTGCACATAATGGAACAAATAGTAAATTCAATACACAATCAATACCCTTGGGCTAGTGAAGAAACGGCAACTCGTTTAGCTGAACTTACTAGATCAAGTAATATTAAAAGCACCGCCTTGGCTGTGGCTATTGGTAATGTATTCAATCAGTCCGAAGGAAATGCTATTAAACAGTCTATTGCAAGCGCATTGCGAGATGTCGATTTAGCAGGTAAAAGAGCAGAAGAAACTATAGACGATATTAAAAAGAGCATCAAAAGTTCTACTAATATTATGGGTAGTGCAAGTGGAATAGAGGCTATATCAGAACTTACATATGCTGGTACACAAGCATTACACAAACTTACAAAAGCATCCACCAGTTCTGTGGGAGCAGGCAAAGCAGGAGCCGCACTTAAAGGGGTTTTAAACTATGGAACAGGAGCCGCTGTAGGTGTAGCTGCAATTGGTACAGTGTTTACTAAGTTGATGACAGAACAAGAAAAACAACTAAGACAGCTGATTGATTATGGTATGGTTGTTGGCGATACCCAATTGTTTACTGACCTTAGAGGAAGAGTAGCACAGTTAGGTATGAGTTTGGGAGATTTTAGCAGTGTAATAGAAAAAACAAAGCCTATGATGACTCGTGTGTCAAACAACACATTTGAAGGACAAATGCAATTTGCAGAGTTTGTAGCAAATAGTTACAGTGATAAAACAGCCAAAAGGTTTGGATACAGTATACAAGAATACGCCAATGTACTTGCACAAGAAGCCGCTATGCTTTATGAAACAAATCAGATACAAGATTTTGGTCTACAGACGCAAGCTAAAATTATTAAAACTTTTGAAACTGTAAATAATTTAAGTTTATTTTTAGCCGATAATATCGGAGTACAACGTAGTGAGCAGTTACGACTACGATCTGAGGCATCAGAAAACGAAGAATTTAGCCATGCTTTGAGACAAAATGGAGAATATATTACACAACAATTTGGTAATGAAGCACAAAGAAATATTAAAGAGGGAAATGAACTTCTTAATATCATATTCACTGCTGGGCTTGGTGAAGAGTTTGCAAAAGAATCTCAACAAATATTTGCAAACGCTTTGAGCGACATAAGTTTTGATACTAGTATTGTAAACAATGCAAGTGCTGATTTTATAAAAACGTTGCAAGTAATAAGTCCTGACGCAGCAAGTCAATATGTAGGACTAATGGAAGATGTATTACAAGGAAAAATTTCAAGACAGGATGCAGTACTTAGAGGAAGAGAATTTATACAAGCTATAAATGAAAGTGAATCTAAATTAAGTATCGATGATATTGGAATGAGGGCAACAGAATTAAGAGCGCAAACTGCACTTATACCAAAATCATTTATGAATTTTACAGAAGAAGAATTTTTAGAACAATTAGAAAGTGGTAGTACAATGGCAGATACTGCTGGTAAGTCTATTGATCAAATTAGTGCAGTATCTATTGCATTTAAAGAAGCACAAAATACCATAACTCCAGGATTTGAAACAACAGAAGAAATGTTTGGTCTTGTAACAAAAGCAGGAGAAAACTTTGGTAAAGTTTGGATAAACTTATTTGGTATAGAAAATGTAAGGACTTTAGAAGAGAGAAGAAAAAGAAATCTAAATGATGTAATCAGAAATGAAAGCGCAGATGCAAAAGTAGAAATGTATGATAACTTTGGAGCTTCTGCACAATCAGATCCAGTTAATGAGGTAGTACAAAACTCAGAAACTATATACCATTTAGAACAGCAAATTCAGAATTTGGAAACTGAAGTAAGTGACGTACAGGCACAAATTGACAAGAAGCAAAAAAGAATTGATATAATTAATCAAGATGTAAGACCTGATAACTCAGTAAACCAAGCATTGCTTACAAAAATTCAGACTGAGATTGACGAACTAACTTCACAAGTGTCAGAATCTATTGCAAACCTAGCAACATATAATGAAGAAGTTACACAACTAAAAGAACAAAATGCTAAAGCTAATTTTAGAATGAGAGATACTACTTCTGAAGATAGTACTGCACCAGAAATAGAAACACCTTTAATGAATTCTCCTATAACATCTTTGCTAGACTTAATTGGTAAAGGAGAGGGATCTTATGATAGTAGTAATAGAGGAACATCAGGCGGCAGTATCGTAGGCAGTACCCACAGTACTAGTAGAGATGGTAGAATGTTATCAGAAATGACATTTGCAGATATATTTAAACATCAGAGTATAGATGACCCGCATAATGAAGATAGACTATTTGCAGTAGGCAAGTACCAAATTATACCTAGTACAATGCAAGAAATATTTCCACATAGTGGACTTAGTTTAGACGATAAATTTACACAAGAAAATCAAGATAAATTAGGTTTATTGTTGTTACAAGGAAACAATGGTTATAGTAAACGTCCAGAACTGTCAGCATATTTGCAAGGGGAAGACGTATCTCTTAGAACTGCAATGATATCCTTTGCAAGAGAATGGGCAAGTTTGCCACATCCTGATACTGGAAACAGTGTATATGGTGATGGAAACCGTGCAAGTCATAGTGTAAGTGAAGTTGAAGCTGTATTAAGAAAAGTGAGAAAAGCAACCTTAGAAGAACAAGGAAGAATAGATTATGTAGAACCGGCTACATTAAGCGAAGCACAATTAAGAAAGCAACGCTTGGAAGAAGAAATTTCTTCTTTAAGAGAGCCAACTACTGGAAAAATCACACAGTCACAAAATAGTTTAACTGAAAAAAGAAAACAGATATCATTATTAGAACAAGAACTAGCACAAGTTATTAATTCTATTAACAATGAATTAAGTAGTGAAAATGCAAAGGAGTTAAACAATAATGGCTAAGGTACATAATATAACATTACCTGATGGTACTACAATACCTGTACCTGCATGGGCTACAGAAGATACTATGACACAAGTTGCTGGATACATGGCAGCGTCTAATAAAGTAGATCAAAAGTTTTTAGGATTAATGAAGGGCTTAGGAGCAGACGTAACTGACCTTCAACGAGAAATATCAAGTCTAGTAACTGGTGTAAAAAACACCACTAAAAATGAAACTGCATTAGATGCGGCAGACGCAACGAGCAAAGGCTTTAAAAATATAGCAAACTCTGTAATGAAAGCAAGTAACTTTTTTGGTGATGCTGAAAAACCAATGACAAGTTTAGTATCAGCAACAGGTACTTTAACAGATGGTCTTAAAGGTCTTGATGAAGGATTTATTAAAAGACTCATGCCAGAAGGAAGCGCCTTAGGAAAGTTTTTTGGTAAGTTTGGAGGTACATTGGATGTAGCTACAGATGCTGGTCTTGCTTTGTTAGGTTGGAATGCGGCCAAATTTGAACAGTTTGCAGATGCACAAAAATTAGCATTAGAAGCAGGTGCAATATTCTATAGCAGTGGAGATCAATTTGATCAACTTTATAGCCGTAGTATGGATGCAGGCGTATCTTATAATAATATGATGGAAGCTGTAAATCAATTTGGTGGTACATTAACTGGATTAGGTGGAAGTGTAAGTGCAGGAACGGATAACTTTATACATATGTTTGATAATCTAAACGATATGGCAGACGGGTTTGGTGATTTGGGACTTACTTCTAAAGATATGCTTAATCAATACGGACAGTTTTTAGAGTACGCACGTTTAAGTGGTCGTTTAGGAAATGCTACTCTGGATGCAGGTGATAAAATTAACAAATCATTTATTGATTTAACTATAGAGTCAGCAGGTTTGGCAAACCTTACAGCATTAAGTAAAAGTGAAGCTATGTCAAGACAATTAGCCGCAATGACAGAACCACTAACTGCACTAGGTAAACAAACTTTACTAAACAACGGATTAACTGCTCAAGCAGCAATGGTAGATACATTTGTAGGTCAATTAGGAATGATTGCACCAGAGGCTCCAGAGTTTCAAGGAGTGTTAGATGCAATAAGTAGGGAACTCGCAGAAACAAGTGATAATATTGAAACTTTTGATATTGGACGTAGACTTGATGGTAATTTGCGTGGTGCATTGGATACAGCACTGGGTACTGATTTCATTCCAACAATAAATGAAGCAATTAGAACTGGTAATATGGCTAATGCAGATGCAGAGACATATATTATTAGATCCTTGGCAAATGTAAATCAAACCAAACTTGCAAGTGCTGGAGCTGCATCAGGAAGTATATTAAGACTAGTACAAGATATACAAGCAAGTGGATTTATTATAGAGAAAAACTTTAGTAACTATTTAAAAATGTCAAAATCTGACAGAGAAAAATATAATAAAGAATTTGGCGAAGCAATGGGTGTATCAGGTAAAAGTGTAGTAATTATGAATAAAGCTACAGAGCAGTTTTACCAATTACAAGATGCTTTAACCTTTCCTATGCAAACCACCGCAGATACTTTTGAATTTATAGCAGAAGGATTGCAAAAAGGTGCGGCAAAGATTAAAGAGTTTTTTGGACTTTCAAGTGAGGAAGATGATTTTGGGTCAGTTATTAAAGAAGATGGAAACCAAACACCATCAGTAGATTCAACAAATCCTATACCAGGAAATGGAAACTCTCCTACACAAAGAGTTCCGGTACCCAACACAAGTACTGTTTTTGATCCTAGTGGAAATGAAGTAGAAAGCGAAGATATAAACTATACTGAAGATTCAGAACAGACGGCTGAAAATCTAAACAGTTTAAGTGAACATGTAAGAGATAGATTCAAGGGAACAATATCAGAATTTAATGAAACATATGGAGGTGAAGGATATAGACTATTACTAGCTGAAGGGTACAGATCAGTACAAGACTCTAATGAATTATATAATAGTGGAGAAATATCTACACCAGGAGGACAAAGTTATCATAATTATGGTATGGCTGGAGACTTTTTAATATATAAAGACGGAGAGCTAATACAAAACGACAATAACAGTGAATACACATTATTATCAGAGATTGCAAATAGGCATGGATTAAATAACCCTGTAAATAACGATACTGGGCATTTTCAACCTAGTGAAATGCCAGTTGCAGTTCCTGTAGAGTTGTCCACTATAGCAAAAACTAGTAGCGGAAATAGATCTCTAATGGAGCAACAGGCAGTTGAGATGAGTGAAAAAATATTAGAAAATGGTAACACTGAGTCTCCTGAACCAGCATCTATTCCAGACAGAACAACAGAAACTGATAATCCAAGTGAACAAAGACGTACAGTAAATTCTGACTTTGGCATGAGAGAACTATTAGAAGCAGATAGCGATTTATATGAACAATTAACAGCCGCTTATAATGACCATGTTAAAAATACATTATCAGAACTTGATAGAAGAGCTAATCGCGGTGACAAAGCTAGAGCAAGAATGAAAGCTACAAATGAAGTTTATCCATTATTTGCTGATAGAATTAATGAAGCATTGGGTCGAGAAGCTGTTACAGTAACAAGTAGAAGAATGGGAGGCTCAGTTGGATCTAATAAACCATATGTTGTGGGCGACCAATTAGGAATGGAAAATGCAGAATTATTTGTACCAGAAGAATCTGGGACAATTGTTAATAATACAGACTTTAAAACTATGCTACAAAATTCAAGTAACTTGACAAATACTGATAATAGTAGTATAATAGAGGATCTAGAAAAAGAATATGATAATTTATTGCTACAAAAAGCAGAAGCTGTATCTACTGCACTAGCATTGAAAGATACAATAAAACTTATTCACGGTACAAAGCATCAAAAAGCACGTATTGATAGAATAAATTCAGCATAAATACATATTATTAAAGGACATTAAAATGGCAGGCTGGAAAAAGCATTTTACA